AGATTTTATAATAGGAATCAATCATTTGCTGCCGCCCGGACAGTTCCCGCTCCTGCATGGCTCCCTCTTTGGAGAGTAGCTCCTGAAACCGCTGAATATCTCCGTCCTCGCGGGCCTTATCCATGTCTTCCTGAAATTTCACCCGCTCGTAATGCAGATCTTTGAGTTTTTGATTTTTCTCCTGTTCAATGACCACTTGTTCTGCAGCAGCCTGTCGCTTAAATTCGACCATGCCTGCTTCGGTGATTTCAAACTGGATGCCGTTTGCGGTCCACGCCGCGCGAAACGTTTCTTGCTGCGTTTTTGTGGCCAGAGAATATTCCATTGCCCAGTCGCGGTACTTCCGCCGAATCGCGTCTATTTGCGAGGTCGCATCGGTTTCAATATCAAACTTCTGTTTGGAAACGCCGGTTAGGCCGATTCCACCCAACTTGGTCTGCAAAGCCCGCGCCACATCCGCCGCCTGGTCCCAGATGCTGTTCTTCTTCTTTTGTTCATCCCCTATGATTTTGAGACGGCGGATGGAATACGTCGATTCCAAGCGTTCGAGATCCCGCTGGTAGTTTTCATTGGCGGCTTTTGTTTCTTCCAAGGCAGCTATCTGCTGCACCCGCCAGCGTTCCAGCTGTTCCAGTTCCGTTTTGGTGGTTTGCACCCACTGATCTTCAATGGCCTTGCTGACTTGCCGGGCTTTTCGTTCCAGCTTCTCCCACTCTCCGGTGCCGCTTCCTCCGGTTGGAGCTCCTCCCGCCGCACTTGCGCCGCTGAGACCGCTGAACGTGGTATTGAGTTTGCCGGCGCTGTTTTTCAGCGCTTTAACGCCTTTCGTCAACTTGTCCTTGACGCCGTCAAAGGCCGTTTTGATTCCAGCGGTCGCCGCCTGCACACGTTCGGCCGCAGCCGCCGCGTCGCTACTTGCCGTGGCGGCGCTTTGCGAAATATCCGCCAGCCATCCGGCCGCAGCCTCCTGAATTCCCCCGCCGAAGAGGTTCAGCAAAGGCATGATCGCGGAGAGCACGCTTGCCACGCCGCCATATACCAGGGCTTTTAGCTGCGCCCACTTTTCCTGCGTATAGGCCACCGCCATCGTCCAGACATTGCCGAACAGACTACCCAAAGGCTCCCACGCCTGCCAAATCACCCACGCCACCGCGCCGAGCGCCGCTCCGGCGGCAATGAACGGGAGCAGTGGCGCAAGCGCCGTCCACAAAGCGATGCCGAAGGAAACCAAAGCCGGTATCGCCGCGCCGACAAGCGCCCCCGCCACAACAAAGATGGCAAGCGACAGTTCTTTGGGAATCATCTCGCGCAGAGCCGCGTTGATGCCGTTTGTTTTGACATAGGCGGCAAACTGGTCGAGAGTGTCGGCCAAGGCTTTCATTCTCGCCTTGATATCCAGCGCCTCGATGATCTTGTCGCCGATTTCCCGCATGACTGCCGAAATATTGTCCTTGATGGTGGAGAAGAGTCCGGGAATTTCCTGTGATAACCCTTCCATCCCGCCTTTAAAGCGGCTTTGCATCCCTTTCAAGATGGCGTTGATGCCTGTGGTGCTGTTTATCGCACCGGCTTCCGCCAGTTTCATGGCGGTGGGGATATCCTTGCCGATGGCGTCGGCGAGAAACTTCCATGCCGGAACCCCCGCTTCAGCCAGTTGCCGCATTTCTTCTCCCGACACCTTGCCCTTGGCTTGCATCTGCCCTATTGCAAGGGTCATGCGGTCGATTCCTTCCTGACCCATGCCAAGCATCGCGGCCGCATCGCCAATGGCCGCCATCATCGGAATGATGTCGCGGACCGCAAAACCATACGCCAGCAATTTCTTTGATGCCGTCACCAATCCCGGCAGTTCAAAGGGGGTTTCGGCGGCGAACCGGGCCAGGTCTCCCAGAAACTTTTCCGCTTGCTGGCTATCGCCGAGCAAGGTGGCAAAGGCTCTCTTGTTGGCCTGCATCTCGCCCGCCATCTTCACGCTGGCAAGGCCGAGCGCCCCCATGGCGACAGCAGCGGCGGCAAAGCCTGTGGCGATGGACTCCGACAAGGCCATCGCTTCCGAACCAAGTCCTTTGCGCAGCGCCCGCTTCGTGCTTTCCCATTTCTTCAGAAAATCCGAATTGTCGCCGCCGATAAAGATGGTCATTGAAGCGTTTCCCGGCATGTCCTCACCCCACTTCCGCCAATAAAGCCTTCATTTCCGTCTTCACCTGGTCTTGTGTTTTCTCTTGTTTCTGTGCCGGGCCGCATCCCAGCAGCATGTCCACCGTAACCGCCCTTTTTAGGTCGCGCGAGGTGCAGGTGTTGATGATGGACGCCACAAAAGCGGCTGTCATTTTCTGCTCCTCCCGCATCCGCCAGTGATGGCCCTCCGCCAGATCAGTAAACTCGCCGAAAGTCAACCGTCCAAACTCCCACGGTTTCAGCCCCAAAGGACCGTAAGCGACCGGCGCGGCGCACTTGATCCACCCGGCTACGGTGGTTACTCGTTTCCCTCGTCCGGCTCCTCCGGCGCGTCTTCTTCGCCGGTCAAACCCTCGCCCATGATCTTCGATGCTTTGACGGCTTCTCCGATCTTGGCGGCAAGTTCGCCGAAGCTGCCGCCCGCTTCCATATACTCCTGCATCATCAGGCCCCCCCGCTGCAGAGTGATTCCTTTTTCCGCATGCTTCAGGCCGCCCCACAGCAAAATTCGGATGGCTGAAAACCCCGCCGCCATGGGACTTGCCATCACATAGAGCAGCGATTTTCCGCCCATGAGTTCTTCCATCTCTGCGGCGGCGTTGATATCATAGCGAAGGCGGCGCTCTTTGCCGCCAATCGTAATAAACACAGGTCCTGTCATCCTTTATCCCTCCTGTTCAAGAATACGCGGGAGACAGTTTGTTATTACCGCCTCCCGCCATTGTTACGCCGCTGGGGCGACTCCTGCGGTCGTGTTCTCCGAGGTCGGAGACGCCGTCAACCCGGCGCAGGTTCCGTTGGCAATGGCCATGTTAAGCGTGCCGTCGTTGGCAATTGCAACCAAAGCCGTCAGCTCCACCCTGGTTCCGTAACCGCCCACGCTGAACTTGGCGGTGACCGCGCTGTCCGCAGTCAAGGCTTCTCTCGCCTTTTGCGCGACCACGGCCGCTGAGTCGCTGAGCGCAACCGCTACGCTGATCGCTTTGGGCGAGCCGGTCATCCCGGCGGCGGTAACCGTAAATGTAGCATTGCCGGCGGTCGAGATGGTACCGACCACCTCCGCCGTTTCGACCTGTTTGGTGCCGTTCACCTCTTCCGGAGCACCCGCCCCGGCCAAGGTGATTTTGTAGGTAGCCACGCCGTCATGCGGAGACTCCTCGGACAGGTCGGTGATGGCCGCATAGCCTTGAAACTTCGAGCCATCTTTTCGGACATACCGAACATGCACCAGTTCGCGGCTGGCAAATACGGTAAGCAGCTTGGCCCGACCCGCATCGATGCTTAAGCCGGAGGCATCCGTCAGCATTACCGCATCGGCGTCAATACTCCAGGACATCATGCCTGGCACACTGGTTTTCCAGGCCCCCGACTGTTTATTGGAGGCATCGATTTGCTCGGAGGTCAGGCTGAGGGTTGCGCCCCTCTGACCGCCGATCACTGTCCAGACCGGCGTTTCCGTCGTTCCGGTATTCACTTTGAGTAAAAAATCCACGCCATCGCTTGGAATTAAAGGCATCTGTCATCACTCCTTGGTGTCAATAATCGTAAACTTGAAAGTCACCGTCGCTTCGCGGTGCGTTTCCAGGCGTTCTACCGAATGGCTGTCCACGCTGGACAGGACCACTTGCCATCCGCCAGTTAAGGTCAGTGGCTCTTTCCGGATTGCCGAAATGGCCCCGTCGCACAGTTCCGCCACTTCTTTGTCTCCCTGGTACTCGCTGAGAACCTTAAGGGTAGCCATGACAGTCGCGCCGCATACCGTTTTGGTGTCCCAACTCATCGCGCTCGTATCGGTCATCACCACATACGGCGTTTTCTTGCCTGCGGGGACATAATCGTAGACAGGAACTGTGAACGCGCCTTTAAGCCTCTCGACCAGGGCCTTGTTCAGAGGGGAAACTGGAGAACGTTTCATCGTCCGACCTCATTTCGCACCGCAGTACGAATCTTCTCCTGAATTCCCGGCACTAGTTCGCTACGCGCACGCTGGGCAAAACGTTTTGCCTTGACGCCCCGTTTGGTACCATATTCCTGCAGCGGCGCATGGGGCGCTTTGGCCCTGACCATGCGGGAGATGCCGTACTTGCCTTTGCGGTTCACAATGCTTTTGCGAAGTAGTCCGCTTTTGACCGGGGCAAGAGCCCGTTCCCGCTTTTGGATTTCCTTGGCCCCAAGTTCTGTTTCTTTTTCAATCGCCTGGCTGACATTGGTCGTAATGAGATCGCCGAAGGAAATGCATTGATCAATTCCAGATACTTTAATCACCGGCCGCATCGGCCACCACCTCCCGGCATTCCAGCCTGAGATAAGCATGCTTTTCTTCCACATCAACCGGCGGCCCGATTTGTTCAAACAGGCGGTCGCCGTATTGAATACGGTCGGTTACCGCCACATCACGCCGATAACGAATCACGATGCGGTGAAGGAGTTCCGGCGTCAGCTGTTCGTATTGGTCAAGCGTCTTTGCGGTCAGCGGCGTGATCTTGGCCCAAAGGATGACCCGCAGCGCATAGGTCACGATATAGCCGCCCTGATCATCAGGTACTTTCGTTTCTTGCAGAATGCTGATGCGGCAGTTTAACTCTCCAGGATTCATATCCTCACCTACCAGTGAATGTTTCTGTACGGGGCAAGCAAGGCGTAGACGACCGGCGGGATCGTCTCGCCGGAGCGCTGTTCGTAAAAATGGCTGATGAGAAGCAGCTGAGCCTGTTTTACAGGAGTCGGAACTTCCGTCGGCAGGCTGGCATTGAGATAGTTTTCGCAGTGTTCCCTGGCGACCGGAATCAAACTGGCGAGAAGGACATCCTCCTCCTCGCCGTCAATACGCAGATAGGTTTTGACCTCTTGCAGCGAAACAGGCTCATCCGCCATCGCCGCTCTCCATCAGTCCGGCTGCCTGCAGCTTCGCAAGCAGCGCGTTGAAATCGCCTTTGAGATCCGCGATGGTTGTGGCGGTGCTGTCCGCTTGATTCGCGGCGCGCGCAAGCGGGACTCCACCCAGCAGAAGCTGGCCTTCGGCGGTGACTTCAAGTGTGCCGCCGACCACCCACTTGTCGCCGCCTTGTTCGGAATAGTTTTTTACGTTGCTCATATCCTCACCTACGCTTTCATTTGCAGCACTTTGATGGCTTCGGCGAGAATCAGTTTGCCGTCGACCCGCTGCGTGGCCTTGAAGCCGACTTGTCCGGTTGCGGCATAGAGTTCGTTGAGGCGTTGGAACGAGCGGCCCTGACGGTCGGCCAGCCAGTAGTAGCTGAAATCGCCAAAGGCAATGGTTTTGGCGGCTGCGGCAATTTCTGGAACATAGGCCGAGGTTTTGACCGGCCGGTTGAGCAGGGTATCCGGTTGCCCGGCGGTGACCGAAGGCTGCCACAGGTACTGGCCGTTGCCGTCTTTCAACTTGCGAATCACTTTGATGGTGGAGTCGTTGGTGACAAACACGGCATTGCTCCGATATGGGGATTTCAGGGAATGATACAGATCGAGGATTTCATCGAGCGTGAGGAGCGTCGAGCTGGCGGCGGTAACCCCGAGCGAGGCGCCGCCGGTGGCATTGAATATCCCGGTCGGCTTGCCGGTGCCGTTGCCGACAAAGAAGGCTTCTTCTTCCTTGGCGCCAATGCGGCGGGCAAATTCCTTGGCGATGTACTGCTCGAGATTGAACACGCTGTCGTTCAGGAGTTCTTCCGAGACCTTGATCATGGTCGCGAGCTTGTATGCTCCAATGACCACCTGCCCGAAACCA